GTGGTAATGCGCTAGGAGCTACCGCAACTGGTGTTAGAAGTGCAATGGATGCTACAGCTAAGAGAGAGCTGGGGATACTGAGGAGACTGGCTAACGGGATTGTTAAAGTTGGCAGGAAGATCATCTCAATGAACCAAGAGTTTCTTAGTGACGAAGAGATTATCCGTATTACTGACGAAGAGTTCGTTGCTATCAGTCGAGAGGACTTGGCTGGAGAGTTTGATGTTACTCTTAGTATTAGTACTGCTGAGGCTGACAACGAGAAGGCTCAAGGGTTAGAGTTTATGCTACAGACTCTTGGGAACTCAATGCCATTTGAAATGAGTCAGATTGTGCTGAGTGACATTGCTAGGCTTAGGAAAATGCCAGAGTTGAGCAGAAGGATCCAAGACTACAAGCCTAAGCCTAATCCAGCTGAAGAGAAGAAGGCTGAGCTTGAGATTGCGTTACTGGAAGCTCAGGTTTATAATGAGCAAGCTAAAGGTCAAGAGAACGCTGTAGACGTTGAGTTGAAATCAGCTAAGACTGAGACCGAGAGAGCTAAGAGTAGGAATCTTCATAGTCAAAGCGATCAACAGGACTTGGACTTCGTTGAGAATGAAAGTGGAACCAAAAGACAGCATGAGATGGACATGAAAGATGCTGACTTGAACAATAGTATTATAAGTAAAGCTGCTGATGCCAGGATAAAGGATGAACAATCTGCCGGGGCAGTAGGAGCTTAAAATTAATCAGTGTAACCAGAGAGGCAATGCACACATGGAAGGAATTACTGAATTAGAGATTGAACTGAAAGAACTTGAAGCTGCTATTGATAAGAAGAATGATCTTCAGAAGTTGCTCGATATGCCATTGTTTCAGAAAGCTATTGGAGTTAATTATATTGAAGAAGAGTCGGTCAGATTGGTTGGCTTGCTTGGTGAAGAGAATCTTGACGATGCGAAGAAAGCGAATGTGCATAAGATGATTCTCGGGGTAGCTTACTTTCAGGAATTTCTAAGACGTACCTATAATGAAGGCGCTGAAGCTGAAATGATTATTGAGGAGAATAGAAAAGCACTCAATGAAGCTTCTGCGGAGGTTAATTAATGGGTGAAGAAATTAATATTGATAGCATGGATGACGACGCGTTTACGAATGCGACTGATGAAATATTCAATGCTGATCCAATAGTAGAAGAAGAACCTGGCGAAGAGTCGGAAGTTGAAGTGGAAGACGAGCAAGTTGAAGACGAAGAGGACACTCACGTTGAAGACCAAGGTTCGGAAGAAGCTGATAGTGAAGAGGAAGAGTCGGAAGATGACAGTGATGAGGACGGAGAAGTTGAAGATCAAGCTGACGAAGACACGGACACTCAGGATGCTGAGGAAGAAACAGAAGAAGCCAATGATACTGAAGACGACTTTGACTACAAAGCTGGTTATGAGGAAATACTCGCTGAATTTAAAGCTGGTGGCAAGGATATCAAGATTGACAATATTGAAGATGCTAGGAAGCTTATGCAGATGGGAGCTGGTTTTGCCAGTAATCAGCGTAAGATTAAACCACATCTGAAAATTATCAAGGCGCTCAAGAAGAATGGGTTGCTGGATCCGGAGAAAGTTAATCACCTGATTGACGTTGGGTTGAATAATCCGGAAGCTATTGCCAAGGTTTTGAAGGACAGTGGGATTGACCCTCTTGACATTAAGACTGGGGAGGAAGGTGAGTATAAGCCAACCAATCACGAAGTGTCTGATGAAGAGTTCGATCTCGACCAAGCTATTGATGGAATTAAGGGTTCAGGCTCTTATGATAAATCTATAGCTATAATGGGTGAGCAATGGGACACAAAGAGTCGGAAGATTATTAGTGAGAACCCTCAGATCGTTAGTGTTATTAATGATCACGTTGAAAGTGGCGTGTTCGATGCAGTACAGAGTCACGTTGATAAAGAGAGAGCGTTGGGAAGACTGGAAGGTGTACCTGACGTTGAAGCTTATTACAACGCTGTGACAGTGCTGAAAGAGAACGGATCGTTGACCGATAGCAAAGCAAGTGATAGCGCTGAGCCAAAGGTTGAGGACGACTCTCTTAAGAAAGAGGCTAAAAAGAAACAAGTGGCCAAGCGGAATAAGAAAAGGAAAGCCGCTGGTCCTGTTAAAGGCAAACCTGCTAAAGTTAAAAGCTCTGAAGATTTTGACGATCTCAGTGATGAAGAGTTTGGCGAGAAATTTGGAGTTGGTTACGGAGCGGTTTAGCTACCTTGTAATACAACTTTAAGGAAAAAGTTATGTTAATTTATAGTGATCCAAATGGATTAAAATCTAGTGTTGATGTTGGCGATGCAACTGTATTGGCTGCTGGTAAGAGTGCCGGTGAACAGTTCAATTTGTTTAAGTGGCAGCGTAAGAGTATCATTGCCATGCGGGATAAGATGGTATTCCAGCAGTTGGCTGATACTACCGTTATGCCAAAGCATTATGGTAAGAAGATCAAGAAGTATGAATATATTCCAGTGCTTGATGATCGTAACGTGAATGATCAGGGTCTGGATGCTGCCGGTGCTGCAATGGTTGCTGATAAGTGGCAACTGTTTTATGCTGGCAACCTTATCGTTCCAGCGGCTGATCTCGATGCTGCTGATAATGAATTCGACACTCAGTTGCTTGCAGAGTCTGATGCGAACTTTGATGCAGATACTATGACTGCTGATCATGGTGGAGTTTCACTGTACGGTGGAAGCAAGGATGTTGGTACAATTGCCAAGAGACTGCCTGCGTTGAGTGAAGAAGGTGGAATGGTTAACCGTATTGGTTATTCCAGAAATACTCTTGAAGGGTCTATTGAGGAGCAAGGTTTCTTCATGACCTATACTGAAGATTCGATTCAGTTTGATACTGATAGTCAACTTCTTGATCATATTATGACTGAGAATCTTGTTGCAGCTAATACTCTTGTTGAAGACAATGTTCAGCTTGATCTACTCGCTAATGCTGGAGTAGAGATGTTCGCTGGTGGTGTTGTTGCGCTGGACGAGATCGATCCAAACGATGCTGGGCTTGAGAATAGCTGCGTTGTTAGTTATAAGAATCTGTTGATGATGAACGTTACTCTGGATGATAATCACTGTCCCAAGAGTACTCGTATGATTACTGGTTCCCGGATGATCGATACCAAAGTGGTTAACGCTGCTCGGTATTGTTACGTTGGTTCAGAGCTTGAGTTAACACTTGAGGGTATGCTTGATCTTCATGACGCTCCTGCCTGGAAGAGTGTAGAGACTTATGCTAAGGCTGGTAACGTTGCTAGTTCTGAGATCGGAGCAGTTGGTCGAACTCGGTTTGTAGTTGCTGATCGTATGATGCGATACGGTGGTAAAGGTGCTGCTACTGGTGGAACCAATGCAGGGTTTGCAGAGACTGATGTAGCTGGAGTTCCTTTCTTCGACGTTGCTCCAATGCTGTTTGTTGGTTCAGGATCGTTCTCTACCATTACTTTTAACAGTTCCGGTAAGAGTGTGAAGTTTAGCATTATTCACAAGAAGCCTGGTGTTCAGACTGCTGATGCTTACAACGATCCATACGGTAAGAAGGGATTCAGCTCGATTCGCTTTTGGTATGGAAGCCTCTTTAATCGCCCAGAATGGATCGGGATAATCTACACGGCTGTAGTGCAATAGAAACAAGTGTTGACATAGCCTGAATAACATGGTACCTTTCGTTTAACCATAGATACGGGAGGTATCATTATGATTCAGATTGAACAGCTTGAGATTAAGGAAATTGTTTCCAAAACAGGAAGAGTTAGGAAACAGCGGTATGGGTTATTTAAATGTGAATTTTGCAAAGGCTCAGTGAAGACAACAGTTGAGTCTGGCAGAAAAGCCAAAAGTTGCTCTGCATGTAGAGGACTAGCTAGAAGCGCTGAGATAGTTAGAAAGAAAGGTTTTGGTAATTTCAACTTAGTCAAAGAACTTGGGGTTAGAGAAACTGGAATCCTAGAAAAGCGTAATGGTACAATTCAAAGAGCATTGTATGGCATCTTTGAGTGTAAAAATTGCAACAGTCACGTAGAGTTGAGTTACTCTAAGACTAGAAAATATAGTCACTGCACACACTGTAAGCGCGTCACACATGGAATGTCAGGAACAAGGCCGTATATTATATGGCGTGGCATGAAGGACAGATGTGAGAACTCTAAGAACAAGAAGTATCATATCTATGGTGGGAAAGGCGTTAAGGTCTGTGATAAGTGGCAAAAGTTTGAAAGTTTCTGGTCCGACATGAAGGACACTTATACTGAAAACATGACGATAGACAGGAAGGATAGTAGCAAAGACTATTGCCCTGGAAATTGTAGATGGTTGTCAAGGGAAGACAATTCAAGTAAGACTACTAAGAGAAGACCTGTTGAACAGTACGAATTGCTCGCAGGGTCAAAAGAGTATCTGTGCAAGATTGCTACTTACGAGTCAATACTGAATGCGTCTAAAATTTGCAACATACACCCAATGTCGATTCAAAGTGTGTTGGGCGGAAAGAGTATGACTGCTGGTGGTTACGGCTGGAAATACGCTAATTAAAAATCTGAGGAACAAATGGTAAAGACTAAAGAAGAATTGATGGATGAAGCTAAAGCACTTGGTTTAGAGCCTCATCATGCTACAGGTGAAGCTAAGTTGGTGGAGATGATCAACGAGGCGTTGATGGCTAGTGAAGAGCCTGAGAAGGTTGAGAAGAAGGTAGCTGTTAAAGCGCTTACTTCAGGTCAACAGAGAGCTGCTCTTAGAAAGCGACAAATGAAGCTTTCGAGGATTACGTTAAGATCCAACGATGAACGGGATAAGAGCAAAGAGGGAGTGACGATTCAAATTATTTGCGCTTCCGGGACTGTGAAGAAGTACATCCCGTTTGACAATGAAGATGGTTGGCACGTTCCTCAGTGTGTGTTAAAGCGGCTTCAGGAGAAGAAATGCGTACAGTTCAAGAACTCACGTTTGAAGAATGGCCAGAAAGTTAGAACTGCTTACGAGGCTAAGGCTTACAATGTAGAGATACTTGAACCATTGACTAAAAAGGAACTCCAGAGTCTTAGAGACGATCAGAGCGCTAGAGGGAGTATCGATTAATGGCTAACTTGGTTGAGTTAGGTGCAACTGGAATTGAGGTTATTTGGTGGATATCCCCGTTACCTGAAGGCGTTGTTATTGATCCGTACACCCACGAGAATACTGAGATAGTTGTTATTACTCCTGACAGTAGAAGGTGGTATACAGACGCTATACTTATAGATACCCCAGGTTTTGAACACCTTGGGAGAGTCTCAATTGTAGTTGATGCTCAAATTCTCGGGAGCTATAAATTCGAGCTGTACAAACAGACTGACAGGATGCTTAATCTAGTTGGTAAACAATCATTCAAGGTTGTTGAGTTGGCAGATAGAGTAGAAACAACTATTCCTTATTTTTAAAGGATTATCATGAGTGAAATAACTAATGCGTTAGTGGTTGAGACTTTTAACGATTTAATGACTGCTGTGGATATCAGACTTAAAGAACAATTTGATTTTGGTAGGGTGGCTGGTGATGACTATGCTGCTGCCTATGCTAGTTCGATGAATGCTGCTATGCAATCGGCTGTCAGCTTTCAATTGAGCAGACAGAAGGCAACTGCTGACTCTGACGCGGTGCTTAATAAAACTGTCGCTGAGCTTGATAAACAGTTTGGTTATTCTGCTAGTATTGATGGCGACAGTATTGATATTGGTGACAGAAGAGAAGATGGTTTGATTGACGAACAGACTTCTGAAATTGTTGCTAAAGTTTCATTGATTGGCGAACAAGAAAATCAGGTTATAAGTCAAACTTCTATCCAAGAAATTCAGTCAGATAATGACACTGGAGTTAAAGAAGCTCAGGTTAATAAGATTGGGGCTGAAGAGTCGTTGCTTGGTCAGAAAGAAGTTTCGGAGAGCGCTCAGACTAACAGTTCCGGGCTTGATGAGA